CCCCTGGGGGCGGGGGGCCCTAAAGGCCCCCCCGCCCCCATACCCCATAACCTTGCGCCCCCGCCCATGGGGTCCCCGCGCTGTAGCGCGCCCCCCATGGGCACCCGCTGTGGAGCCGTGCCCTGGCCTGCCGGAACCCGTGGAACCTGGAACGCCAGCGCGCGGGCGTTGAAGCGCCGCGCGCCGGCAGCACACACAGCACCCGTGGGAATCGAGAAATTTTTCTCCACTTTCCCAGCCGCCGCGCCAGCCGGTCGCAGACCGGACCCGGGAAAGGCCACAGGGCGCACGGAGAGCCCCGTGGTGAAACGATATCGCCTCGGGTGGTATCCTGATACCACTCAGGCGTGATCGCGCAACAGCGGGCCTCTCCGTGCGTCGGCTGAAAACCGGCCAGGAACCCGGGTCGGACATCGCCCGGATATCGAGAAAAATTTCCGCATTGCCCCTTGACATCCGGTGTGGGGTGTGGTACACTACAGGCAGGAGATAGCGCTATGAGCATTGGAAAGATTTTGACGCTGATACCCAGAATCATGGCCCTGGCGCTGGACCTGCGCGGCGCCGCCATGTCCAGGCACACCCGCGCGCAGATCGCCGCAAACGCTCTCGCCATCACGCTCGCGGCCGCTATAATCGCGGCTCTCAGCGTGACCGGCGTGCTCTCCCTCCCGTATGATCTGGCCGTTAACGCCACCCTGCTGGTGGCGATCATGCTCTCTCCTTTCGTGGCACGCGGGCTCGGCATCACGCTCATCCAACCTGCCAGTGGACCTCCCTCCCGTCCATCCGATGCCGGGCCCGCGAATGAAGAAAATTTTCCGGATATCCAACCCGTCACGCCTCCACCGGATGACTGGGTCATCGCCATCCGGCAGGCGGACGAGGATATTTGGTACGCGCTGACCCACCCGCTGGACATCGATACGGCCCGCCTGGTGGCACAGTACGGCTACACGCTCCAGGGCGTGGAGTATGACCTCGCCACCGGCAAGCCCACCGGACGGACCGTTAAGGTCCCGCCGTCCGTCCGCAAGCGCTGGGGCGTGGAATAGAGAATGTTTTCTCGATTCGCGCTGTTTCACGATCGATGTGGAGGACCCCATGGCAGCACAGCATGAGTGCACGCAGGCCGGACGCCTGCAGCGGATCGAGGAGGCCCTGGATCGCATCACACAGGCCCTGGACGGCAACGGCCGGCCGGGCATCCTGACCCGGCTGGCCCTGCTGGAGCACCGCGCCGGACAGGCCGGCTGGATGGCCAGCGAGGGCGTGCGCTGGCTGGGTGCTATCCTGAGTGGGGCCACAGTGGCATACTTAAGTAGACTGCTATGACACCTAAGCGACCACCACAACATCTTGTGGCGGAAAATTTTTCCGTGTTCCACGTGGAACATGCAGAAATTGACCCTGAATTGCCTGCTGAAACGGAAATTTTTTCCGCCGAAACCGACAAAAACCGACAAAAAGCGGCAAAAAATGCCGCAAAAAAAGCCTCGGGTCCTTCCCGGGTTGGGAAGGGTTGCCGCGTGCACGGGAACACCCCAAAAAAATCCTCCCAAACCCGGCAAAATTTTCCGCCTTCTGACCCGGACCCGGAAAATTTTTCCGCTTCTGATGAGCCTGCGGGGAGCCGGATGGAACCACAAGATGTAGACCCGGCGGCCCTGTACCAGGCCGCCCGGGCCCGGCGGATGCACTACGAGGCGGAGGCCTCGCGGATGCGGGCTGAGGTCATGAGCGGGCGGCTGGTGCCGCGCGCCCTGCTGGACGAGCTGGTGGGGGAGTTGGGGAGGAGATTGGACGCGCTGACCCATCGGCTGGACTCGGCGTACGGCCAGGGCCCTGCGGCGTGCGTGCCGGAGTGCCTGGCGGGTATCGATGAGTGGCTGGCAGCGCGTATCGACGAGTATGCGTTGCGCATGGCGATCACGCCGACGAACCGCGTATGAAATCAGGAAATTTTTCTCGATTTCGGAGCCTGCTTCCGCGGCCCCCGCTCAGCATGTACGACTGGGCGTACGAGCACGTGCGCGTGCCGAGCGGCCCGCATGCCGGCGCGCGGCTGTCCAGGGTGGCGCAGCCGGCGAGTGATCTGGTGCTGCGCGAGCTGAGCGCAGCGCGGCGGTTTGTTCTTGTAGCCCCGGCGCAGAGCGGGAAGAGCTTAATCGGCTGGGCCGTGCCCGTTCTGTACTGGGCCGTGGAGCGCGCCAGCCCGGTGGCCATGGGGCTGCCTGCCAGGCAGTACGCAGTGGAGCGGTGGGACACGCTGCTGGAGCCCATCCTGCGCGGTGACCCGCTGCTGAGCGCTGCCCTGACCGGGGCCCGCAGATGCGGGCTCAGTACCGACGGCACGGGACACGCGCGGCTTGGAACCGGCGCGTGCCTGTACCCACTGACGGGCCATGGGAAGGACAAATCGCGCGCGGCCGTGACGGCCCGCGCGCTGTGCGCGAGCGAGACTGACGGTTACGCGGACATGCGGGCGAGCAGCGCGGAGGCGGACCCGATCACACAGATGCGCGCGCGGCTGCTGGCATACGGAGACCATGCGCACGAGTACTACGAATGTACCGTCAGCACAGAGCAGGGGTTTATCTGGCGCGAGTACCAGGCCAGCACGCGCGGGGTAGTGGAGCACCGGTGCCCGTACTGCGGCGCGTGGGTCCGGCTGAATCGAGAAAATCTTCTCGGGTGGCAGGACGCTGAGAACGAGACGCAGGCTGCCGAGCTCGCGCATTATGCATGCCCCGCGTGCGGCGCGCGCTGGAGCGAGCGCGACCGACGGGAGAGCCTGCTCGCTGCCCGCGTGATTCACGAGCAGCCAGGCGCGGCCACCGTTGGGCTGCGCTACACGGCAGCGCAGAACATGCTGCTCCCGCCTTCATACGTGGCCCGCGAAGAGTGGCTGGCCATGAAGGAAAATTCCGAATCCCGCCGCCGCCGGCTCGCGCAGCAGATGTGGGCTGAGCCTCCGCCGCCGCCGCCTGACGCGATAATCGAGATAAATTTCTCGAATGCCGACCGGCACACGCTTCCCCGTGGTGTGGTCCCTGCCGGATGCGAGCGGGTATACGTCGGCGTGGACGTTGGGCGGCATGCCCTGCACTGGGTCGCGCTGACGCCGCGCGCTGACGGCAGCGCGCACATCGTCGCGTACGGCGTGCATCGCTCGCGCGCTGAGGAGCACGTGGCTGACGCGGAGGCTGTTTACGCGGGCCTGCGCCGGCTGTCGCTTGCGCTCGCGCCGGGCTGGATCCGCGAGGGTGACGGCGTGATGATCCCGCCGAGGACCGTTTTCGTGGACGCTGGCTGGGCACCCCGCGCAGTGCGTCAGGCCTGCGCGCAGCTTGGGTGGGTGCCGTGCATGGGCAGGTCGGCCACGCTGTACAAACCGCCGCCTGAGCGCATGGGCCGCGCCAGGCCGCGCATGGGCGACGGATGGTATGTGCGCCCGCGCGAAGGCGTGGTGCACGACACGGACGCGTCGAAGGACGCGCTGCGGGATCTGGCCAAATCCGGAAGGATTTCTCTATTCGGAGACCCCAGGGAGCACGATTCATTCCTCCAGCACCTTGCGGCGGAGGTCCGGCACGAACTGCCATCCGGCGTGGCGGTGTACCGGCACATCGAGACGCGAGAAAATCATTGGCTTGACGCCGCTGCGCTGGCCGTGCTCTCGTGGCGCGTGGACGATCCCGCGCATACGGACCCGGTCCTGCGCGTGCGGATGCAGGAGGCCATGGCAGCGGCTGCGGCAGAGGCTGATACTGCTGTGGAAATCGAGAAAAAAATACCGAATCCGGACGCGCGCCCGCCACGGTCCAGACCACTGGTCCGGCGCGTGGTCCGCTCCGGCGGAGGATGGGTACCATGAACCTGAAGCCTATAATTGACATTGCCCGCGAGCGGCGTGGGCTGTGCCCTGGGGACGTATGGCTGGCCGCGGACCAGCCGCCGGACAGCCACTTCCGGCTGAGGGAATTCCTCAGCCCGTCCGGTGTGGCCGTGGTGCGCAGCGACCTGCTGCGCGCGCTGGAGGCGCTGCGCGCGCATCTCAGCGCGCAGGCGGGCGAGGAGGTTTTTATTCGTATCAGCAGCGGCACGCGGACCATGGCGGACCAGGTCCGGCTGGCCGAACGGGTGGGCTGGACAGACCAGGGCGGACTGGTGGCCAGGAACTCCCGGCACCTGCCGCAGTACGGCGGGATCGCGGCGGACCTGTATGCCCGCACCCGCAGCGGAAGGGACATCCCGCAGCAGGAGCTCGCTGCGGTGTGCAAAAAATTCTTCCCGTTCGTCAAGGCCGACTATCGGGACGGGCACGTGCATGTGGATATGCGTGAATAGAGAAAATTTTCTCGATATAGCACTTGACATTTGGGTATGCCCCGTGCTAGTATCCTGAACAGGAGACTGTATATATGGCGCTGGAAGATCAAGAATGAACGACGACGACCGGCCCATCGTGATCATGGTCAGCGGAGGACGTGATTCCGCGCTGGCCGCGGAAATTATCCGGCGGGAACGCCCGGACGAGTGGGCCGAGGCGCGACTGCTGTTCTGCGATTCCGGCTACGAGCATGACGAGACGTACGCGTACCTGGACACGCTGGAGCGACACTGGGGCCGCCCAATCGAGCGAATCGCGCCACCTGTCGACCTGCTGACCGAGGCCGCGCGGATCGCCGCGCCAGGCCCGCGCAATCGATGGTGCACCGGAAAACTGAAGCAGAGTCCGCAGCGCGCGGTCGCGCGAAACGCGCGGATCGTCTATGTCGGCATCCGCGCGGATGAGCCGCGCCGGGTTGCCAGGCTGCGCCCGCCGCTGCGATCGCCGCTCGCCGAGCGCGGGATCGACCTGGAGGCCCTGGAAAGACTCTTCGACGAGTACGGGTTGCCGCGCAATCCGATCTACGCGTCCGGGCTGAATCGCGCGTCGTGCTGGTGCTGCCCCATGTCGCGCAAGGGCGACTGGCTCTGGCTCGCGGAGCATCATCCGGAGCGGCTGCGCGCGCTGGTCGACTGGGAGCGACAGACGGGGCGACCCTGGCTCCCGGGCAAGCGGACGATCGTCGATTCGCTGCGGCGCTGGGGCATCGATCCGGACGCGCTATGAGGGTCTTGTCGCTCAGGCCGCGCGAGATCCTGCCGCTCGTGAAGGCCGATTACCGGGACGGGCACGCGCGCGTGGACATGCGCGAATAGCGAAAAATTTCTCGATTGCCCTCTTGACTTTTTATGTGCCGCGTGTTAGTATCCAGGCAGGAGACGATATATATGGCGCTGTCTGACATACAGCAGGCATATCAGCAGTACGTGAGCGCGCTGCCGTGGGAGCAGTCCACCACGAGCGCGCTGCTCGCGCTGGAGGCGCTTGAATACCTGTGGCTCCACCGGGCGCAGGCCATCGGCGCTGGTGAAACACAGCTCACGTATGAGAGGCTGGAGACGGAGCTGGCCGCCATCAGAAAATTCCTCGGGTATGACCGCCGCGCAGACGGCGGGTCCAGCTGGAGACGGGTGAGATGACATACAGCGCCACGCGAAAAATCAGCATCCCCACCGCCTCCCCTGGTGCGAGCGGTGATACCATCGCGCGAATGGCGCGGCCGCGGCTGCTGGCGCTGTCCAGGCAGCTATACCGAGACAGCGTGATCTACCGCGGCATCGTGGATCGCATAGCCGACTGCGTCGGCGCGGGGTGGAGCCTCCAGCGCGCGGATAATGATGCGCGCGCGGAAGAGGCCGCGCGCGGCTGGGCTGCCGCGTGCGGCGCGGCCGGCGAGCCCCTCGATGATCTGCTGCGCGTGCTGGCCCGTGAGTGGGTGCTGACGGGCGAGGCCTGGGCCGTGTATACCACGGCCGGCGTGCAGGTCGTCGAGAGCGAGCATGTCGACGATATCGAGCGCGCGCCGGGCGGCGCGCTCACCGCGGTTGCGGTTCGTGAGATTCGCGGCGGCCGCGTGGAATCGAGAAAAATTTCTTCAGAAAATCTGGCGTGGATTGTGGACACTGACCAGCCCAGCGCCCGGCGCGGGGTGCCTGTCATGCAGGCGGCGTTCCCCGTGATCGCGCTTGTACAGGACGTGCTTGAGAGCGAGGCGCGGTCATGGCGGATTCAAAGTAAACTCGTCATGACGATCCTGAGCCAGGACGCGGGCGCGGCCATGGGCGAGGCCGACGACCAGGGCGTTGAGGTCGTCGAAGACGATCTCGCGTACATATGGCAGGCCCGGCCGGGTGACTCGCTCAACGTGATTGACCGGTCGATCCCGGGGCGAAATTTCACGGACGGCCTGCGCACATACCTGCGAATCATTGGGCAGGCTGTTGGGCTCCCACTGGAGGTCGTGTTGCTGGACTGGACACAGAGTAATTTCTCGCAGAGCCGCGCGGCCCTGGCCGCGGCGAACGCATGGTTCGAGAAAAAGAGGAAAATTTTCTCGAGAATGATTTCTCGAATTGTGGGCTGGGCCCTGCCCGGCCCGTGGGCGCCCGTGGCGCGCGCGCTGCCCTGGACGGACCCGCAGGCGGAGATTGAGATTTCCGCTGCGCGTCTGGACCGCGGGCTGTCCTCGTACAGTGAGGAGGCCCGCAGGCTTGGTGTTGACCCGGGCGATTTGCGCGCGCAGGTCGCAGCGGACATCGAGGCTGCCGTGCGGCTGGCGCGCGAGATCGAGGCTCGCACCGGCGTGCAGGTGCCGTGGGAGCGGCTGTGCGGGTATGCCCCGGGCAAGACCGCGCTGGCCATGCGCGAGGCCGGCGCGAGGAAGCAGGAGGAATTGCAATGACGGTCCACCGCCTCACGCGCTTTGTTGCCTGCCTGCCTGAGGCATGGCTGGAGTACCTGCAGACACTGGCTGCTGCACCGAGTGATGGCGGCGCGGCGGAGCCTGAGCCGGTCGCACAACTGGATGGCGACACACTGCACCTCACGGTGCGTGGCATCGTCCTGCCCACCCGCTACGGCACCGCGCCATGCACGCCATGCGACGAGATTATGCAGGCACTGAATTCGGGAAATTTTTCTCGAATCGTTCTGTATGTTGACTCTCCTGGCGGCGTCGCCCAGGGCGTGGACCAGGTGCACGCGCGCCTGATGGATCTGCGCGATAGCGGCGTGGATATCGAGGCCCGCGTGAGCGGCATGTGCGCCAGCGCTGCGTACTGGCTGGCCAGCGCTGCGGATCGCATTCTGGTCCGGCCTACCAGCGAGGTCGGTGGCATCGGCGTGTATCGCGTTTACTACGATCGCAGCGAGGCCCTGCGTGAAGCGGGTGTGCGGCCTGTGGTCGTGCGCAGCGGCCCGCATAAGGCCATCGGCATCGATGCTGTCACGGGAGACCAGGAGGCTGTGGAGCTCCAGAATGTGCTGGACATCCACAGCGAATTCCTGCAGGCTGTCAGCGCCGGCCGGCGCATGGACCCTGCGGACGTGGCCGTGCTGGCCACGGGCCGCACGTACGTCGGGAGGCGCGCAGTGCTGGTCGGGCTGGCCGACGATATCGAGAAAAATTTCGCGACTGAGGAGGTTGATGACATGGCTGACGATGTAATGGAGAAGGCCGCGGCAACGGGAGCCGCGGAAGAGGCTGAGGCATGTGTGGATGCGGTCGCGGGCAATGCCGAGCCCGAGGCTGCTGCCGTGGAAGTGGGATCGGCTGCGGGCGAGCCTGTGGATCCGGTGCGCGTGGAGCGCGACCGCGTGTCCGCGCTGCTGGAGGCCTTCGCGGATGATGCGGCATTCGCCGCGGCGTGTATCCGCGACGGGCTTTCTGTGGAGCAGGCCAAGGCGAAATGGTTCGACGAGCGCCGCGGCTCAACTGCCGCGCGCGCAACCGTTGAACCGGTCGCGCCGGTGGTCGTGCCGGATGCCGCGGAGAGCGCCCGCGAGATCGTTCGCCGCATGGCGGCAGAGCAGGGCATCCCGCTCAGCCGCGCGTGGGCTCAGTACTGGCGCGAGACCGGCGCCATGAAATGAGGAAACTTTTCTCGAAACAGAAGGAGGCTGAAAATGGCATTAACTGGCGAAACCATTTCCATGGGGCTTTTGGATGCGTTCAATGAGGGTGGCCGCTGGTATGTGGCATACCCGACGATCGCCCCCATCATGCCCGTTACGGAGCGGGGCGGCACGCTGCAGGTCCTGCCCGTGAGCGCGTCGAATCCGCCTGACGGATTCAACATTCTCAAGACTGCTGGCGCCGCGTACACGCAGGCAAGCGGCGCGTACAGCGGCGTTTCGTTCACCACGCAGCCGCTTGGGGTGGAGGCAGCGATTGACCGGTCGTTCCGGCTGCCGGAGACCGCTGCCATCGACGCTGCGCGGCAATGCCGCCGGCTGGTGGACACCGTGCTGGAATTGACCGCGACCGACGCGGCTCTGGCTGTGTCGAACGGGTTTCCTGCCTCTCCGGCCGGCGTGGTATGGAGTGACCCGGACAGTGACCCGGCGGCTGACGTGATGGCGGCCGCGGCTGTTATCCGCGCGGCGTCCGGCATGTACCCGAACACGCTGGCTGTGGCCGGCCATACGTGGGAGACATTGCTCGGGCATCCGAAGCTGCGCGATCGCCTGGCCCTCAGCGTGACTCGCGGCCCGGCCGAGGTGGAGAGGGCGCTGGGCGCGCTGCTTGGCGTCGAGCGCGTGGTTAAATCCACCGTGATGGGCGGTAGCGGCCCTGCCGCGATCTGGCCGGACACCACCGCGTGGGTCGGCGTGTGCGCGCTGCCTGGCGACCCGCCCAGCGAGCCGTCGGCCATGCGCCTGGCCGCGTGGACCGGCGAGGGAGCTGACCCCGAGAGTGGCTGGGTGGTCGAGACCTACTACGACGAACGCACCCGCAGTGACTACGTCCGCGTGCGCGGCAACCTGGGGTTGGTGGTCGTGAGCCAAAAGCTCGGCTGCCGCATTACCGGAGTGTCCGCATAATGGAGAAAATTTTCTCCATATGAGCCTCTACGCAAGCATAGCTGCATTGACGGTGGCTGGGCATGCCAGCCCAGCCACCGTTACGGCGGCGCAGTATATGTCCAGCGGATGGCTGCCTGTGTCTGCGGACGGTGTGCTGGTAGATGTGCGCGCAGGCGTTGTGGATGACACCGCAATCGCGGAAAGCGCGGCAATCCTGTACCTGCCAGCCGGGGCGATTGAGCCGGCCGCAGTGCGCCTGGTGGTTGGCGAAAAAAAATATGTTGTGCTTGAGCAACGGCGGATGGACAACGCGGACGTCTATAAGCTGCAGAACGTGGTGGAGCGCGGCGGATGAGATATGCGGAAAAAATTCGCGAATTGATTTCAGCTGGAGGCGTTTATTTCGCGCCTGCCGCCCAGCTTCAGCTTGCAGCCAGTCAGGACAACATCCTGGGCGGGCTTGCATACGTGGATACTGGCGGCGCGCGGTTTCGGCGGACAGCCATGGCGGGGGGCTGGCTTGAGGACAGCGTGAACCTGTTGATTGGCGTATCCGTGGACTCTGAGGTTTTCGAGGAGAGCGTTGCCGCCAGTGTGGCGGACAGCCTCGTCCAGGGCGGATTGCCTGTAGTTTCGTTTTCGTGGGAGCGCGCCCATGACACCGGCGCATCAGTAGAGCAGGGTCAGGTGATTGTTCGGCTTACAGTCGAGTTCGCTGAATAGGGAAATTTTTCTCGATATGAAAGCGGTACAGATAGACGGCGTGGATGATTTGAAGGCCGCGCTGGAGGCTATCGGCCGGGACGCGCCGAAGGCCCTGCGCAATGCCGCGCGCCAGGTTGCGCGGCATACGGCGCAGCTGGCGAAGGCTGAAGCCCCGGTAAAAACCGGGGCTCTGCGCAAGTCTATCGGGGCGCGCGAAACGCAGAAGGGCGTCTACTACGCCGGCGTGCGCAGGGGCGTGTTCGGGAGAGGGCGGCGCGGCGGGAAAAAAATCCCGGCCGCGTACGCGTACATCGTGGAGAAAAAAAGGAAATTTTTCTCGAATGCCCTGGAGCGAGCGCGGGCTGAAGCGGTTGCGCGGTATGTCCAGGCGATTCGTGATTTCATTGCGAAAACGCTAAGCAAGAGGAGGTAATCATGCCAACGTATGGATCTAATCCAGCTGCGCCAGTGACCACGGTGACCATCGGCGAGGACACAATCTACCCGACGTCAATCCGCTACAGTGACAGCGACACGGCAGAAACCGCTGCGCACATGCAGGATCACAAACAGCAGCGGTTTCTGACGACGAATACGAAGACGCTGACGATTTCGTGGTTCGGCCCGACGATGCCTACAATCACGGTGGGCTCTGCATATACGGTCACGATAACAGCCGGGTCGTCAACCATCGGGCTGACTAACGCGCGGTGCACCGAGGTTTCGCATGAGGCCTCTGCGCGGGGGGCGTGGAGCTGCAGCGCAACATTCGAGCTGAACGAAACATAATCGAGAAAATTTTCTCTAATGGCAGAGTACACGCTAGGCGAAACACCACAGCCAGGCGCGACGGTGGTCACGGTCTCCGCGGACGGAGACACGTACACGATTTTTCCAACCAGGCTGACAGCGCGCGTGGACATCAACACGCGCCGTGTGTATGGCTCCACAGGCGTGGAGCATGTGCGGTTGTATCGCGCAAATGTTTTTGAGATTGAGTACATGGGCGCATTTGTCCCGCCCGCACATCAGGTCACGCTGACAATCACCGGCGTGCCTGACATCAGCGCGGGCAGCCGCACGGCGTACCTGACAGATGCGGAGGTCA